CAGGACAGACGTGGGGCAATCTCGTTATTGGAGGAGCCGCAAGCACAGCAGGATTTACAATTCAAGGTGCAAATACTTTTAATACAATTTCAAGCACTAGAACCGCTGCTTATACGATTACATTCCCCAACGCCACAACAACAGTCTCAGATTTTACCGTCTCTGGATCGGCTGGAAATTTAGTTACGCTTCGACGCACCGGCGCCACTGGAACATTTACTGTTACAAAATCGGGCGGCGGAATTATCAATGGAGGGGCTGGGGTTGATTACCTTTCAATCTCAAATAGCGCCGCCACGCCTTCATCAACTTGGTATGCCGGTGCAAATTCGACAGACGGCGGCGGCAATACAGGGTGGATTTTTACGGCTCCGCCCCCGCCAGCCACAGCAACCGGAAACTTTTTCCAGTTATTTTTCCCCTGAGGACGGCGCAATGACGATAGATGTGCAAGAGGTAAATGCCAAAGTGGACAGTCACATTGATGTTTGCGCCGTACGATACGAGGCCATGTCTACGCAATTCGACATCCAGATTACGGGTGTCAATGCCCGGCTCAAGAAGATCGAGAGATCGATTGTTTGGGCTGTTATCACGATCTTGGGTTCTCTTGGTACTATCATCACGTTATTGATCAATTACATCATGAGATAGGTATGCCTGTTAGCAGTACGAATGGTAAGCAAGAAATTCAGAGAATCGTTTCCACAGTCAAACACGAAAAGATGCTCGATATCGGGTGCGGAGTTGGCACATATGCCAAGCTGTTCCCTGATGCTGAATGGACCGGCGTAGAGGTATGGGAACCTTACGTTGAGAAGTACAATCTCAACGAACTGTATCAAACTTTGATCGTAGGGGATGCCAGAGAGTGGCAGCCCTTTGATCGTTACGATGTCGCCTTTGCCGGTGACGTCCTCGAGCACATGACGTATGACGAAGCGAAGGATCTCATTCGCAAGCTGAAGGACTGCGCCGACGTTGTCATCGCCAGCATTCCTATCGGCCATTGGCCTCAGGGCGAGCACGAAGGCAACCCCTACGAGCGCCACGTCAAAGACAATTGGACTGACGAAGAAGCCCGTTCACTTTTTGGCAGTCCCGTTCTAGGGGATGTCTACGGCGGAATCGGTGTTTATGCTTGGTCAAAAAGCGGCCAATTCTTTCAGGCCATTCCGCGCAAAATCCACATTGTTTGGATAGGCGATGAACTTAAACGCCCCGATGACTTAATCAAAACGTGGGCTGAAAAAAACCCGGGATGGCAAGTCCACGTCTGGGGCAATGAGGAATTGCATGCAACGGACTGGATAAATAGCGTCCACATCAAGACGTATCTCGAGCAGAAAAAGTACAACGGCGTCGCCGATATGATGCGGTACGAGATCCTGCACGCCCATGGCGGCTTTGCAGTGGATGCGGACAGCGAGTGCGTGAAGCCTCTCGAAGACTGGCTTTTCTGCGGTTCAGCCTGCGCCCCTTGGGAGAATGAAACAGCCAGACCCGGCATGATTGCCGTGGGGTATATGGCCTCGGCACCCGGCCACCCGTTTTTCAAGGCGGTCATCGATGCCATCAAGGATGATCCAACAGTCCCTGATGGACCGGCTTGGATTAAAACTGGACCTGTCATTTTCACAGAAGTTCACAAAAAGCATCCACAAGATTTCCACATCTGGCCCTCGTCTTACTTTATCCCCGAGCATTACACCGGCGTGAAGTACGAAGGCTCTGGGCCTATCTTTGCCCAGCAAAAGTGGATGACGACGCTCAACACGTACCGCGAGAACATCAAGGTCGCGGTCTATGCCATTGCCAAAAACGAAGAGAAGCACGTCGAGCGGTTCATCAAATCAGCACAAGGCGCCGACTACATCATCATCGCGGACACCGGCAGCACCGATAGGACGGTCGAGATTGCGAAGGCCTGCGGGGCGACGGTCTACTCCATCAGCATTGATCCATGGCGGTTTGACCATGCCAGAAATGCGGCTCTTGCCTTGGTCCCAAAAGATGCCAAGGTCTGTATCCCCCTTGATTTGGACGAGGTGCTTGAGCCGGGCTGGCGAAAAGTAGTTGAGGAAATGTGGACGCCCGGTACGGGCAGGCTTAGGTATAAGCAAGACTGGAGCGGCGACCATATCTTCTATGGCGAGAAGATCCATGCTCGCAACAACTACGACTGGCGGTACCCGATTCACGAGTACATCATCCCCATCACGCCTGAGAAAATCGTTCGTTATGACGGCGTTTTAATTCGCCATGAGCCCGATATCAACAAGTCCCGGGGGCAGTATTTGCCTCTTTTGGAACAGGCGGTAAAAGAAAATCCGGCTTGCCACCGAATGGCGTACTACCACGCTCGAGAGCTGTTCTACTATGAGAAGTGGCAGGCCTGTATCGATGAAGCACAGAGGTATCTGGCTTTGCCAACTGCTTACTGGGACCACGAGCGAACGCACATGATGCGGATTTTGGGCAAGGCAAACAAAGCTCTTGATCGAGGTTTCGAGTCCCAGAGGTGGTTCCGTAGAGCTTGCGCCGAGATGCCCACAATTCGTGAGCCGTGGTGCGATTTGGCCCAAGCCTGTTACGAATGGGGTCTTTGGATCGAGTGCTATCATGCCTCGATGCATGCTTTGAACATTATGGATCGAGCGTATTTGCATACTTCGGACCCCGCCTGCTGGGGTGCTAAACCCCATGATTTGGCGAGCATCGCTGCGTGGAATTTGGGTTTTAAAGAAATTTCTAGAACCCAAGCCCGGCTGGCGCTTGAAAAGCAGCCAAGTGATGAAAGGCTGCAGAATAACTTGAGAATCGTGCAGGAAGCCTGCTAGTTAGTTATCATCCCCCCAAACATCTGCGTAGAGGGCGGTAATACCCCATGGCTGTCGCGACTACACCGCTGACTTATAACTCGTACGTGACGCAAATTGCGACCTTGGCCGTGGTCGACACCCAGACGGTTGGGGGCATTGTGGAGGGCGTAGATCAGGCATTTAATGACCTGATTCCACAGATGTTGAACTATGCCGAGCTGCGGATTCAGCGCGACCTTGACCTTCTGAACCTGAAGACGTCTCTGCCCATTACCTTCACTACCGGCGTCAACCTCCTGCAGATCAATACGGATGACTTTGTCACTCTGCAAACGGTCAACCTTTCTAGCGGCGGGGTCGGTTATACGCTCCTACCGACGACCGTAGAGTGGCTGCAGAACGTTTATAGCAGCACGGCAACGGCTGCCCGTGGCCGCCCACAATACTTTGCTATGTACGGCGGAGACAGAAATACCGGCGGCAACACGTCGATCAATATTCTCTTCGGCCCTTACAGCGATGCCAGCTATTCGGGCACCGCGACGGGCACGATTCGCATGCCCTCTCTGGCCAAGAACTCCGCAACACCTGTTCTGGCCGCTACGGCTTCGACCTTTATCAGCTCTTATTTGCCTGACCTTTTGATCATGGCAAGCATGATTTACATCAGCGCCTTCCAGAGAAACTTTGGCCGTCAGTCTGATGACCCGGCTATGGCGCAGAGCTACGAGAGTCAATATCAGGCCTTGTTACGCGGGGCTGTTGTTGAGGAATTCAGAAAGAAATTTGAGTCTGGAGCTTGGACGTCTTATAGCCCCACGCCAACTGCAAATCCCCCGAGATAATTCATGCCTCACGCATCAGTTAAATTAAAACCCGGCGTAGACCAGAACCAAACGCCGGCTTTGAACGAGGCCGGAATATCGGAATCCCAGTTCATTCGATTTATTTATGACCGTACAGGACTTGGTCTTGTTCAAAAACTAGGTGGATGGGTCAAGTTTTACCCCAATTACATGCCCTCTATCACAAGGGCTCTTTGGGCTTGGCAAGATACTGAGGCAAACAAGTACCTTGGCGTTGGTAATCAGAATGAGACCAACACGTACGAAGCAAGTCTTTATGCCATTCGAGACAATGGCCAAAAAGACATCACGCCAACTCGAAACGAAGACAATATTACGCCGGTTGTTGACACGACTGCTGGAAGCTCGATTGTTACCATTACCGATTCCACGCTTCAAAATCAAACAATCTACAACTCGGTCTATGTCGCCACGCCTATCAACATTGGCGGCTTGATCATTTATGGTCTTTATCAGTGTAACCCTGACAACTTCTTGTCTGCCACGGCCTATCACATCCAAGCTCGAGATGCCTTGGGCTCGCCAGTAGCAGCATTAACGACTGACAATACGCCCGTATTGCCAATTTTTGATACAACTTCTGGCGATGAGCAAATTCAAGTTACTTTTCCAGATCATGGCCAAACGGCAGGTAGCACATTCTCTATTGTCACGAAAAGTAACTTGAATTTGC